GGTAGTTTTTACATAAACCTCTTGCGAAATGAACGGAGTATGTCGAAAAAGATAAAAGATAATTACATTTACGCATATTACCAGCAAATTAAAGACGGAAGGGTCACTGTTGGTCAATGGATTGAAAGATTATACGAGTATGTGATCAAACAGCTTGATGATAAGGCTTTAATCTTTGACCAAAAGAAAGCAAATGGCGCTATAGAGTGGATAGAAAACCATGCGTTTCATACAGAAGGGGTTCTTGCTCCGGGATTGCTTAAACTCGAACTGTGGCAGAAAGCACTTGTTTCGTGTATGTTCGGTTTGTGTGACCCAAAGACAGGAAAAAGGCAGTTCCGGGAGGTTGTTTTGATCATTGCCCGGAAGAATGGGAAAACATTATTTGCTTCTGCGATTGCTAAGTACGTTTGGTATATCGATGGCGGTTACGGAGCAAGGGTTTACAACATCGCTCCGAAGCTCGATCAGGCTGACCTTGTTTACAATTCTGTGTGGCAGATGACAACGTTGGATCCTGACTGGCAAAAGCTGAAAGAAGAAGTTCAAGCGAGCAAAGATTCACGAGGAATCAAAACGATGGATGACTCGATGCTTGCACGACATACACAGACTGATTTAAGGATCCCCGGAACAAACAGCACGGTCAAAAAAATTGCATTCAGTGCTAAGAAGTCGGACGGTTTCAATCCGAGTCTTTGTATTTGTGATGAGATTGCATCATGGGAAGGGGAGAAGGGTCTCCGTCAATATGAAGTCATGAAGTCCGGCATGGGCGGTCGAGAGATGGGAGAGAATCCAGCTATTCTGTTGTCTTGTTCAACTGCCGGGTATATCAATGACGGAATTTTTGATGAACTTCTGAAACGGTCAACAAGGTTTTTACTGGGTGACAGCAAAGAAAAACGGCTGTTGCCTTTTTTATATGTCATTGATGATGTCGATAAATGGAACGACATAAACGAGTTACGGAAATCGAATCCGAACCTTGGGGTTTCTGTTTCAGTGGATTTTCTTCTGGAAGAGATCGCCATTGCCGAGGGCAGTCTTTCAAAAAAAGCTGAGTTCTTGACGAAATACTGCAATGTTAAGCAGAACAGCTCGCAAGCATTCCTTGATTTTCAAGATGTTGAGAAAGCAATGGGAGAGCCTTTGCAGTTTGAGGACTTTAAACACTGTTACGCAATCGGTGGAATCGACTTGTCACAGACAACCGACTTAACAAGCTGTTGCATCGTCATTGAAAAAGATGGCGAGTTTTTTATTTTCAGCAAGTTCTTTCTTCCAGGGGAGAATCTTGAAAAAGCGATTGAGAGAGACGGTATCCCATATAGGCAGTACATCCAGCAAGGCTTTTTGCAGTTGAGCGGTGATAACTTTGTTGATTACAGAGACTGCTTCAGATGGTTTGCAGACCTGATTGAGACTTATGAAATATATCCGCTGATGATTGGATATGACCGATACTCTGCGAACTACTTAATCAGTGACTTACAGAATTATGGCTTCCAGTGCGATGACGTTTATCAGGGAACGCAGTTATATCCCATCATTCGCACTTTTGAAGGGTTGTTAAAAGATGGCAGAATCCACATTGGCAACAACTCTCTGCTGCAAGTGCATATGCTGAACTCAGCCGTAAAGATGGATAGAGAGTTGAATCGTGGCAAGCTGGTCAAGCTGTCACCGAATGATCATATAGATGGATTCGCTGCCGTAATTGATGCATTTACCGTTCGAGATAAATGGTGGAATCAGTACGGCGGTCAATGGAGTAACTAAAGATGAGTTTATTTGACAAAATTTTTCGAAAACCGAATAACAAACAGGTTCAGAATCTTGGAAGCACGTTTCAGACGCTGACAGCCTACGCTCCTTCGTTCAGGACGTTCGAAGGCTCTGTTTATGAATCGGAGTTAGTAAGAAGTTCGATTGATGCTATTGCCCGGAATGTTGGAAAGTTAAAAATTGAGATATTCGGGAACCATACGATCCGGAAGCTGGCAAACAAACCGAACAGTTTTCAAACGTGGTATCAGTTCATGTACAGACTGACCACAATTCTGATGATTCATAACACGGCCTTCATTGTTCCGATTTTTGACAGGTTCGGAACGGTGACAGGGGTTTTTCCTGTTTTACCGATAAACGCAGAAATAAAGGAATATCGGGATGAACCGTGGCTTGTGTATCACTTCGCAACTGGGCAGAAAGCAGCCATTGAAATGAGCAACTGTGCCATGCTGACAAGGCATCAGTACAAGAACGATTTCTTCGGTGAACCGAACGGAGCCTTGCTCCCAACAATGGATTTGATAAACATCGACAATCAAGGCATTCAGGAAGCAGTCAAGTCCTCAGCAACATATAGGTTCATGGCTCAGCTGGTTAATTTTTCCGCACCTGAAAAGCTGACAGAAGAGCGAAAAAAATTCACCGAGATGAATATGAAAGCTGAAAACGAAGCCGGTGGAATCTTGCTTTTTCCAAATACTTGGAAAGATGTCCGGCAGATTGACTCTAAGCCGTTTACGGTTGACGCAGAGGAGCGAAAACTGATTCAGACGAACGTTTATAACTATTTCGGAGTCAACGAAGAAATTCTGCAAAACAAAGCTTTCGGGGATGCCTGGTCTGCATTCTATGAGGGCTGCATTGAGCCGATAGCAATACAGTTTTCAGAAGTTGTGACAAGAATGTTATTTACAGAGCGAGAGATTTCACAAGGCTCTCAGGTCATGGCAACTGCGAACCGATTGCAGTATATGACTAACAGGGAAAAACTGAACGTTTCTGCCCAGCTTGCAGACCGTGGCATCCTTAACAGGGATGAAGTCCGTGAGATTTGGAATCTTCCTCCGCTTCCGAATGGGGAAGGGCAGGCCTATATAATCCGTGGCGAATATTATAACGCGGATAACAAGATAAACGAGGGTAAAGAAGATGGAAAAACTGAACAAAACGATTGAAGATAAATTGAACGAGGGGCGGTCATACAGACGAACCAAAGAATTTGAGATCAGAGAAGCCGGAGACGATAAAAAGGTGGTGCGAGGATATGCAACCACTTTTTTAATGCCTTACGAACTGTTTTGTTATCGGAACTGGGAAGGATACACAGTTCACGTTATGGAGCAAATCGACCCGGCTGCTTTTGATAATGCTGACATGAGCGACACGATCATGCAGTACGACCATCAGGGAAGAGTATTTGCAAGAGTCAGCAATCAGACTCTTTCTCTTAAAACTGATGCTCACGGTTTATTAGTTGAAGCCGAATTATCAGGCACAGAACTCGGTAGACAGTTGTTTGAAGAGATCAAAGGCGGTTACACGAACAAAATGTCATTTGGCTTCACGGTTGGGAATGATGTCCGGGTAGAAGAACGTGATGACGATAAAAACATTATCACGGTGACTCGAACAATCACTCAGATAACTCGTTTGTGGGATGTTTCAGCGGTTTCGCTCCCAGCAAACGATGCAACGGAAATCTCGGCTCGTAACTATGCAGACGGAGCGATCGCAGAGTTAAAGAAGGAGTTTCTTGCAGCCGAAGAAAGAAATAAACAAATCAAAAAAATCAAAATTTTAACGGAGGTTTAACAAATGGAATTGAGAGACAAAACCGTTGACGAGCTTCAGGCAAGAAAGGCACAGATCGCTCTTGATGTGGAGGCAGAAGGAGCGGATCTTGACGCACTTGAGGCTGAAGCGAGAAGTATCAACGAAGAACTCGAAAGAAGAGTTTCGGAAGAAAACAAAAGGGAAGAACTTCGCAAAATGGTAGCTTCTGACGATTCAGAGGCGAAGGTTGTCGGAAAGTCCAAAAAAATGGAGGGAAGAAAAGAAATGACTGAATTAGAAGTAAGAAGTTCCAAAGAGTATGGACAGGCTTTTTTAAACGGATGGAGGTCCGGCGATAAGAACATGACGGAGTGCCGTGCTCTGTTAACAACCAATACAACAGCATCGGGTGTAACCGGTTATGTTCCTGTTCCTGTTGAATTGGAAACAGAAATCAAAACAGCATGGGAAGAGCATCAGCTGATTAACCTTGTTAGCAAATCCGCTTTCAAGGGCAATGTAAAAATAGGATTTGAACTGTCCGCAACAGGCGCAAGCGTACACGTTGAAGGTGCAGCTGCTCCGAATGAAGAAGTAGTTACTCTTGGTACTGTTGAAATCAAGGCAGAGACGATCAAGAAATGGATCCGTGTGTCTGACGAGGCTCTGAACGGCACTACAGTTGATACAGCTGGTTATCTTTACAAAGAAATCGCTTACAGAATCGTTGAGAAGGCTGAAGAGATCCTCGTCGGCAAGATTACTGGTGCTCCGGCAGCTGCAACATCTTCTGCTGTTGGTGTTCCTGTTCTGAGCGTTTCTGCAATCGCAGAAGACACCATCGTTCAGGCAATGGCTCTGCTTTCTGGTGGTGCTCAGAATTTGCACATTGCAATGAACCGTGCAAGCTATCCGGCATTTCGTGCTCTGGAGCTTAACGGTAACTATGCAATCGATGTTTTCGAGGGCTTGAGAGATCGCATCATCTTCACAGACAAGCTTCCGGCATTCGGAACAGCTTCTGCAAATGCCATTTTCGCAATCATTGGAGATTTCTCTGCGGTTCAGGCTAACTTCCCGAACGGAAACGGTGTAGAGATCCTCGTGGATCCTTACACAGACGCTGAGTCCGATTTAGTGAAGATCGTTGGCAAGCAGTATGTTGGCTTCGGCATCGTCAAAGACAAATGCCTGGTTAACATTAAGAAAGTTGCTTCCAATGGCTAATCCTTAGAAAGGATAAAACATGGCTACATTATTCGAACAGACAAAAATTGCATTACGGCTGAAAACAGATGACGAGGGAGTAGCGGAAGAGTTGCTCTCTCTTATTATTTCTGCGATTGCTGACTTGGCTGCTACGGCTGGCATTGATGTTGGAGACCTGAACCCATACTCGGAAGGAATCACATCTTCTGAAAAGGATGCTCTTCTGATGATGGCGGTCAAGACCTATGTTCGGATGCACTTCGGACAGCCAGACGATTATGACAGGCTCGTGAAGTCCTATGACGATCAGAAGGCTATGCTCAGAACTGCATTTCAGAAAGAGGTGTAGTTGATGGATCAGACAGTTGTTATAAGTCTTGTAAAAGAGGCCGTGACACTTGACGCACTCCATCAGGAGACAAGTCAGTTCGTTTATAGGGAAGTCTACGCACAGGTTCGGAGCATCACGCAAACTGAATGGTTCGAAGCTGGACGGAACGGTTTGAAGCCTGACATTGCGTTCAGAATCTCAAAGTTCGACTATGATGACGAACGACTCATCGCATGGGATTCGAAAGCGTACAGAGTGTACAGAGTCTTTTCCGGCAGAAACGACATAATAGAACTGTACTGCGAGCGCAAAAGCGGAGCTGACTTTACCCGGAAGTGAGGTGTCCTGAATGGCAAGAAGACGGTCACAGCAAAAAACCAACGTGCAAGGGTTTTATGACGCGCTGGTCGGTGTCTTGAACGAGTACGGTGAAGATGTCTGGAACGACACCCGGCAAGAAGTTATTCGAGTTGCTGAACAGACACGAAAAAATGTCGAGTCGAACATCGAAAAAGCTGGCATCAACGGCACAGAGTACAAAAACAGTATTCGAGTTAAGCGCACTAAAGGACGCAGACTGATGGGCGCAACGATTTACAGCCCTGAACACTATCAGCTTACTCATTTACTTGAAAACGG